ATCAAAGCAGCGGTGGAAATTATTAAACCAGCACATCTTGCTTTTACAGTTATGATGTGCTGGAAATGGACAATTGGAATTAAAGTCAGTTCAACCATTTACAAAGTAGCTCATGATGTATGTGGTGGTCTTGGCAATGATTTTGATTATTGTGGAGAAACACCTGAACTAAGCTATATAGGAAAGATAGAAAAACCAGGAATACAAATTAAAGCAAGAAATGAAAGTCATTCATTCCCTTATGTGTATACAGGTCAATATCCAATAATTTCTACTTTAGGAAGTGTAGAGGATGGAGATATTAAAGTTAACGCAGTACATGAAACACATGGATATGATTATGACTTTACATCTTTTGAAGCGGGGATAATCCCTCATATTTCAACGCTGGGCGTTGGTAATGAAGAGAACGGACAAATAAACGTGGATATAGAAAACTACGCCACACCGCTTTTATTTGCCCAAGAGGATGGCGATTATTGTGGCGAAGATTAGGAGGTATGGATATGCCATTTAGTACGAAGGCATTTAAAGGTTTGGTATCTCATGCACATAGAGAAATTGTTTCAGCAAAGTATAAAATCCAAAACACCTATTATGAGGCAACGATTAACAGTATTGAAGAGAAAGAATCGGAATTGGTATTGCATTTACAACTTAACCCATCAATCAGTCAAGAAGTAACTGTATCTGAAATCGCCTTATATGACACATCAGGAGATCTATTTTATAAAAAGGCTGAAAACATTAAATTCAATCCTTTGAATGAAGGAATTATTGTAAAGATAACGATTAATTTTATGGAGGTAAGCTAGTATGGGATTATTGTATAAAGCAACAAAATGGCTCGATCACGTTACGCAATATCCGATGCGTAGACGAATTACAAACAATAAAGATGGAACTGCAGATATAGTTCGTGCAGAAGGTGATGTAATTCAACAAGGAACACCGAGAAATGCTAAGAACTATAACAACATGGAAGAAGGGATTCTTGCAAATCAGATTCTTGCTCTGGCTTTGCAACAAGAAATGCTTCAACTACAAAGATCAGCTGCAGAAAATCATGGTGAATTCGGTGTGGTAACTATCAAAAACACAAATAAATATCCATTTTCATCAGCTTCGATAACGGTTCCGATTAAAGAAAAAAGGTCTAATTTTGATTATGTGGTTCAAATCGAAGTGTCAGAAACGGATGGAAATATTGAAACAATTGAAGTTTTTGACAAACAGTTAAATGGGTTTAAATTGGCGTTTAAAGGCAGTGCAAAAAATGTGAAATTAAAATATAAAGTAACAGGAGGACGATATTAATGAATGGTACAAAGATAATCAATAAGAACGAAGGAGCAAAGATTGACTATGAAATCATTGGAAATAAAATCATTTTCAATGATGAATTAATGTTGAATCTAGCCAAGTATGAACGTGATGATCCAATGCATATTGATATTTGTATGGATGAATTTGGATGTTTGTGCATGGGACTAGCGAATAAATATGTGGCTCAAATCGACATTTCAGCTAGGGAATATCAATATGTAGAAGATGGTGTGGATGAAGAAGGACACACTAAATACAACAAGGTAGCAGTTCCTTTTGATATTAAAAATGTGGACATTACATTATGGGGGGTTGAAGAATAATGGAAACAAATTTTGATGCAATCAAGTTAGCGGTTGAAGCAGCGACTGGCGGGAAAAATACAGTATTATTTGATGATTTAGGAAATCCGTCAATCATGGTTAGAATTCCTAAATTTAAAATTTCAGATGTAATTGAAGGTGGTTCTAATTCAGTACATCCAGCCTTTATTGTTAACGGTGTAGAAAAAGATGAAATTTATATTAGTAAGTATCAAAATATCGTAGTGAATGATCGAGCATACTCTTTACCAATGCAAGATCCAAAAGTTTATATTGATTTTGATACAGCAAGAAAAGCTTGTGAAAACAAAGGTAAAGGATGGCATTTAATGACAAATGCTGAATGGGCTGCGATTGCTTTGTGGTGTAAAAAGAACGGATACTTCCCAAGAGGTAACAACAATTACGGAAGCGATGTATCATATCCGCATGAAAAAGGTGTTGAAACTTATAAATATGATGGAAAAACAGGTAGAGTTGGAACAGGTTCAGGCCCAGTCACATGGGCACATGATGGAAGTAATTCAGGTATCTTTGATTTGAATGGAAATGTATGGGAATGGGTTGGAGGACTTCGATTAGTTGATGGTGAAATCCAAGTTATTGCTGATAATAATGCAGCATGTGATGCAAATATGGCTGAAAATTCTAGCCATTGGAAAGCGATTGATAAGAGTGGAAACTTGGTTGCGCCAAAATCTGCTAATACATTAAAGTTCGATTATACAGTAGATCCAGGTACTGAAAATACATCGAAAGGAATGCCTAAATTAGTAACAACTCTAGCACATCAACAGACTAATGGTGATCCGTATGCAGCAGGACAATTTGAAGATATGACAGCAGATGGAAGTATCACTCCGCCTGAAATCTTAAAGGCTTTAGCAATTTATCCTGATGGAACAAAAGCAAATCATGGAGATTATATCTATATGAGAAATAAGGGAGAGCGTTTGCCTTTTCGTGGTGGCGGCTTCAATAATTCTAGCAATGCAGGCGTGTTCGCTTTGAATTTGAACAACCCACGCTCCAATACTTGGGACGATTTAGGTTTTCGCTCCGCTTTATCCTTATGGGATTAGATTATTATGAAGACCTTTTCGTGGTGGCGCTTTTTGGAACTATTCGAATGCAGGCGTGTTCGCTTTGAATCTCAACAACCCACGCTCCAACTCTGACAATGATAGAGGTTTTCGCTCCGCTCTAACCCTATAAAGAGTAATGGGATTGGACTATATGATTTGCCTTTTCGTGGTGGCAATTGGGATAATGGTAGCAATGCAGGCGTGTTCGCTGTAAACTTGAATGACCCACGCTCCAATTCGAATCACAATGCAGGTTTTCGCTCCGCTCTGCTCTTGCAATTAGGTATATGATGGATACGTCTATCATTTCAAATCAAGGGAATAAAGGAGTCTAATTCCATGCTGAATAAGCAAAAAAATAAATAAAGATGAAAACCGATAGTAATGTTAAATGAACTCCGTTAAGCATCTTAAAAATTAGGTGATGATCATGGCGAAAATAAAGAATGTATATGACGATATCGTTAGTGATGAAAACATATACAAGGCTTATTTAAACGCTCGTAAAAACAAAAGATATAGAAAAGATGTACTCATATTTACCCAAAATCTAGAAACGAATCTAGTTAAGATTCAAAATGAATTAAGAAGCGAAGTTGCTGATTATCCTAAATATAGAGAGTTCTACGTTTACGAACCAAAGTGTCGTTTGATCCTTGCTCAAGACTTTCCTGAAGTGATAAAACAGTGGGCGTTTTATCAAGTTTTAAGTCCTATGTTTATTAGGATGTACATCAAGGATTCTTATGCTTGCATCAAAGGAAAAGGACAAATTGCAGCAGTTAAAAGGCTTCATTATTGGCTTAAATTAGTCAATAGCAAAAGATACAATAAGCTGAAAAGCGGTTTAGATGTATCCGATTTAAATAAGTGGTATTACTTGAAAATAGACTTTAGCAAATACTTTTATAGAGTAGATCATAAAGTTATGATTGATGTATTGAAGAAGAAAATTAAGGATGATCGTGTTGTTAGATGGCTTGCAACTCGCATAGAAAGCCCTGATATGCCTTTTGGTTTGCCTAGAGGCATGCGTCCTGAAGATGTTGAAATGAGCGAACGTTTATATGATAAAGGAATGCCAGTGGGCGCTTTGATTTCACAGATGTTAGCGAATGTTTACAATGACCAGATAGACCAATATGCTAAAAGGACATTAGGAATCAAGTGTTATATACGTTATCAGGATGATATTGTGGTGCTTTCTGATGATAAGAAACAAATAAAAGAATGGCATCAAAAACTAGAAAAGTTCGCGAATGATGTCATGAAAATGGAAATGAACCAAAAGACCTGTATTAGACCAATCAATCAAGGAATTGAATTTTGTGGTTTTCGCTTATGGCCTACACATATTAAAATAAGGAAAAGCACCTCCTTAAGAATTAAAAGGAACTTAAAAGGCGTGATGAAACGATACAATGAAGGAGATTGTACTTTAGAACACGCTACACGAGTAGTTGATTCATATTTTGGACTGTTGAAGCATTGTAATAGTTACGCATTAAAAGCAGAAATATTTGGTGATTATGAAAAAGGAATAGATGGTTGGTTTGTACTGACTAGAAATCAAGGTAACGATTAATTTCGTTACCTTTTAATTATGTTTTAAAGTTCTTTATTTTTCGACTTTATTTATTTTTTATAGAATGAGCGATGAAAGGAGGAATATGCAATGGATATTTCGAAAACAACATCATTACTATTATTATTGATCGTTTTTGCGGTGTTGATTCAATTTATCGTTGAACGCTTAAAAGTAGTCTTAGGTAATAAGGTAATGAAGTATCTACCAGCGGATGTATTGGCTGCATTATTAGGTGTTTTGTTTGCGTTCATGTTTAGCATCGATGTATTTAAATACTTCGATATGAATGAAACAATTCCATATGTAGGCAATATCATTTCAGGTTTGATTATTTCAGCGGGAGCACCTGCTATTCATGAGTTTATTGCTAATATTCGTGAACAAAGAAAGTTGCTTCAAGATTCTATCTCTACTGGAGTGGAATTGTTAGAAAAATCAGGAGGTGAAGAAAATGAATGAAGATGTAAAAGATATTGTAATTACTCCAGAAATGGAAGAAGAACTTAACGCCATGGGAAAAGGTGTGGAAGGAAGTGATGAGTAATGGATTGGAAAAACTTAAATGCTGATGTAAATAAAATCCTGAACACGCACTATACTAGTGGGCGTTCAGGACGAAAAATCAATAAAATTATCATTCATTATAACGCAGGCGATTTAACTGTAGAAGGATGTTATTCTGTATGGCAAAACAGACCAGCTTCAGCACACTATCAAGTTGAATCTTCAGGTCGTATTGGACAGTTGGTTTGGGATAGTGATACAGCATGGCATGCAAGTAACTGGGATGCTAACTGTTCAAGTATTGGAATTGAACATGCTAATAAAGAAGGCGGATATATTAGTGAAGCATGCTTAGATGCAGGAGCTCATTTAGTTGCAGCGCTATGTAAGTATTATGGATTGGGACGTCCTCAATGGAAAGTAAATGTATTCCCTCATAATCATTTTGCAGCTACATCTTGCCCTGGTCGTTTACAGGATGAGCAAAGAGATGCTTATATGCAAAAAGCTCAACAATGGTATGATCAAATGATGAATGGAGCTGAATCTCCATCTACACCATCTACCGGTAAAAAAACCAGTGAGGAAGTTGCAAGAGAGGTGGTTGCTGGTAAGTGGGGAAACGGAGCTGATCGCAAGAACCGTTTAACTAGCGCAGGTTACGATTATAATGCTATTCAATCATTAGTAAATCAAATGGTAGGAAATTCAAACCCTGCTCCAAAGCCAACAAAAACCATTGATCAGTTGGCAGATGAAGTCATCGCTGGTAAGTGGGGAAACGGAGCTGATCGTAAGAATCGTTTAACTAGCGCAGGTTACAATTATGATGCAGTTCAAGCAAAAGTTAATGAAAAATCATATGGATCAAATCCTGGTAAATCCAACGAAGCAATTGCTAAAGAGGTTATTGCTGGTAATTGGGGAAACGGAGCCGATCGTAAGGCCCGTTTAACAGCTGCTGGGTATAACTATGATGCAATTCAAAGCATTGTAAATAGTTTGTGTAAGTAATTTGTAGGATAGTAGGAAATGCTATCCTACTCTCCTTTTCATAGCAATGCCCTTTGTGTGGAAGGAGAGATTAAAAATGAATAGTTTTATACCATGGATTGGCGGTAAAAAGTTACTTAGAAAAGAGATATTAAGCAGGTTTCCTAAAGAGCAACCATCACGCTATATCGAAGTGTTTGGAGGTGCAGGATGGGTATTATTTGCAAAAGAACAATACGGTAAGCAATTAGAGGTGTATAACGATCTAAATGGTGATTTAGTTAACCTATATAGATGCGTTAAATACCACGCTCAGGAAGTCCAAAGAGAATGTGAATTCTTATTAAATTCTAGAGAGATTTTTATTAACTATAAAGAACAAATGAATATCAATGGATTAACTGATATTCAAAGAGCAGCACGCTTTCTATATTTAATAAAGGTATCT